GAAGAGGGGGGGCTGTGATTGGCACTTCTAGATCTACTTTCATTTTTCTTCTAAATCCTACGCTTCCTGCGCTATAATTCGATATGTGGCCACCAATCGCCTGATCCCTTTTTCTGGATCGGGTATTGGCATTGGCCCGGTTATTTCGTGAACCATCGCAAAGTTTACATTGTCATATGAGAGGGGATGTGGGTTTGCTGTGGACTCTGATAATATCGCAGTAATTTGGCTGAATATGTTGCTTGTCTCGCTTTCGCCTGGTTGGGCGCTGTAAACGCTTATGTCCCATAGCATATTCTTTCCCATACGCCCAAAGGTTTCGAAGTGCGTTGCGCTAACCTCGTCAAACACTATGTAAGGGAGTAAAGCGTTTGGGGCGGCTTCATAATTCCACACCCCTGCGCTGCCATCCTCTTGCGCTGTGAGCTCAATAATTCCTGCATCTTCTGAAAGCAGAGATTGTATCGCAGTCTGGGTTGCCCATGTCAGCATGTTAGCATACACTTTTGTCACGACCGGCTGGTTAGCAGATCCTCCTCCAGATGGTGTTACGTCAGGCATTTTTACAATCCACCCCACAGTTCCTTGATCTGTTTAGCAATCTTCTCATTTACGCTTGCATCATGCATTACTTCCTCTATCGCTGGTCGCAGATACGGTTGGGCAGCCATCTTGCGAGTTCCCATCTCTACGTACGTCGCATACACTACCCCATCACCTGTCTTCTGCCCCCAATCACCTGGGCCTCCTGCTACAACGTGTGCGCTACCAAGAGTCGCGCTACCGGCCTCACCGTGTTCGACTCGAATGGATTTCTTTAGAGCTCCAGTCATAACGGGGACTTTCTCTTTCGCCTTTGCTACTACCGCCTCTGCAATGTCCAATGTGGTCTTGGATGAGAGCGCACCACTCGATACGCCGGTGAACATCTTTGTGAGTTTTATGTCAAGCTTGTCGAGGCCAAGAACAGTCGTTTTGATGCTGTTTGCCATTTAGAACTGCTCCTCGTCCTGGCCTGCTCCGATAATTCCTGGCTCAAATTCCTTGCAACTGACTTCGAGGTGATGGTTCATCATAACGGGATTCTCTAGACCTAAGACTGCCACAATATGCGTGCGTCCTTCTTTGGTTATGGTTAACCTGTCACCCCGTTGAACATCTGAATCTGGGTAGGTGAAGAACGTATGCGTTATGCCTGCCACGCCCTTTGCTCCTCGCTCCTCTTCATTCATTCGTGGTACTGGGATTAACACCCCTTGTAATTCTGTATCCACTTCTGTCCAGTCTACCGTAAAGCCGCCTGCTCCGTCTGCTATAAGGGTTTTGCGTTCCTGTAGAAACGTGTCCTTGAGCAACCAGGATGAAAGGGATTGTGCTGGGTATCCGCTGAATCGTGGCATTTCTTTGTCTTATACTACCCCTGCTGCCGTCTGCACGTAAATTAAATAAACGTCAATCGAACCCGTGGTTGGGCCGTTAGTTGCAGCGGTATAGTAGCCATTAACGACCGTCTGTGCTGCGTAAAACTTGACTCTCTTCGTAGTGCTGTATAGGTCAGCACCCAGATCTCCTGCGGCTTCGCCGGTTACTGCGGCAGCCGTCAGCGTTGGGGATGTGATTATCTTAGCCCCGTTACCACCACCAGTATATCCTACCGTTAAAGAGGGCGTGGGTGTGTCGCCGTTGAACGTGGCTGTGCATACTGCTATCGCCTGAAGCAAAATTGCCCCAGCGGGTAGCGTGCCGATTGCCTGCGTAGCACCGCCGTTAAAGGTTACGGTTCCTTTGATTTGTTTGACGGTTCCAGTTCCGAGTTGTGAACCTGCTATTGCTGCGGTTGATGATAACTGCGTACCTGCTATTGCTGCACTCGCTGACAGCTGTGTTCCTGCTATCGCTGCGCTTGCTGATAATTGCGAACCAGTAATGCCTGCCGTCGCTGAAAGTTGCGAGCCTGCTATCGCTGCGTTTGACGCTAACTGCGTTCCTGCGATAGCTGCGCTTGCTGATAGTTGCGAGCCTAAAATCCCTGCAGTATCGCTTAATGACGCGTGCGTAAACGTCTTAGGAACCGTCACTGACTCAGTAACTGCAGTCGAGGCAAGTTTTGCATTCGTTACTGCTCCCGCTGCTATCATTCCAGCCGTTATTGAGAGTGGGTCTATCCCAAGACCGTTCTCAGTCTCTCTTGAAATTGACGGGAAGAAATATACATCTCCGTTTGCTCCTGAAGATGACTTGCTTGCCACTACACCAACAGGCTGTTGCATCGTGCCTGCTGTAGTCGGCGCGGTAAAGGTAATTCCACCTGCAGTACTCAAGTATGCAATATCTCCAACCGTTCGGGCAGACGTGTCCATGAACCGCACCATAGCGATGCCGTTAACATAGCCGTCGGCTCCGTCGGCGATATCGCTAAGCACGACAAACTGCGCTTGTTTCGTAGCATCAGTGTTATCTGCAGCCGCGATTGTCGGATAGTTTGAATTGTAATAAAATCCGTTTATGTAGACGAGCATTCCCTTAGTTAAGGGGCTGCCTGTCGCGTTATGCACCGGAACGCAAACCGCGTTTACCGGCTTGACAAGAAGCGAACCTGTCGCTTCGTCGATTAGGTCTCCGGCCTGTATTGCGTTGCCACTGGATGTCCTAAGTTGATTAACACCTACCCATTGCATGGGCCTACCTCCTCCTTCGTTTTCTTTAGTTAGTCGATTAGTTGATTAGTTAGTGCTAGTGTTTGTTTTTTCGAGCCGCGCGAGTCTGTTTATTTCTATCTGATACATATGCGCCGTAGTCCCGCAACCAATTTCCGCGATCGCAGTATCCATCGCGGTTATTGCAGCAGCGATGTCTGATTTTTTCGTCATAATAGGATCCTTTTCAGCCATTATCTTCTTACTCGTGTTATCAAAAAATTTAGGGAGTTATTCGGCTTACCACGTCCTGTCGCTCCACATCCCTACGCGTATCTGCCTTGGTGTGGGCTGCTCGTCTTCCTGAGGCTCCGTTCCTCCGAAGTAAGGCACTGCCTGGCGGACTGCCATTTCCTTCAGCTCTTTGCTAAGCTGGAGGAAGTGTTCATACCGTTGCTGGTATGCCCCACCCCACATGCCTACCTTTTCCTCGGTAGAAGGTGCGAACCGAGCAGCGAGGGCGTTAGCTGCTACCCCCGCCGCCCAAAACGGATTAGAGTACGTCGTAGTGATAGAGCTTACCTCTTCATCGCTGAGGAGCTGGTTATTCTCGTCGGTATCGCCGATGTAGAACCTAACCTGATCCATTAACGATGTCGTTGGGTCGCCGCTATAACTCCACGTCATTTCTTTTCGCCTTACTCAAACTACTCAAACGAAGACGAAACGCAGCCGTCCAGGAAGTAGCCAAGGTCTTGAGCAATAAGTTCCATGCCCATTGCCATCTCAGCTTCCATCCTCATGGCGCGTCTCCACTCCAGCCTAAAGTTCCTGACAGCGAACCAACCAGCTCCACCAGAGCCAACGATGTCCTGATACGGGCTGCCTGAGCTGAGGTAACCGTTCCATCCGAACATATACCCCGCAGAGGGAGTCAGTATTGAAGGGTTCGGGTTCGAGTAACAAAGGAGCGCGTCTTTACCGTAAGCGAATCCCATTGTTGGCGATGCCGATGCACCTTCCGCAGCAGTGTTGACGACACACATCGGGATAATGACCCTGTCAACTGAAAATACTTGAGCAAGGGCCTGCTCCGAGATGACTGCCGGACTGCCTGGAGTTCCACCGTACTTAATCCTTTCCAGGATCTCAGGGTGAACAATCAGCGCCTCGTAGACTTCTGGTCCGATAACCAGGGTGTTCGGCACAAAGCCGGTTGCCATCGCCATCTCAAGTCTGTACTTTCGCACATCTTCAATAGGCGTTGAGTTTACCTGGTCGTCCCAGTAGACGAAGTCTTTCGTGGTCGCTACATACTCGGTGTTCGTTCCGCCGTCTACTTCGTTTGTCCACACAGAGTCGGTAAAGTAGTTCGTGACAAACTGCATCTCTCGTGCGAGGAGGAGCTTCTGTGTCAAGAACAGCGAAATATCCCGCTGCATGTTGAGCGGAGCGTCTGCGTTAGCTGCAACCATGTCACCGAGGTCAACGTGAAGGCCCCACACATCACAGATGTATGTGTTCGTCATGTCGAGCCCGTAGCCGGTTCCTGCCGTTTCCGCGCCGTCTAGTCTAACCTTAGCCTCATTCGTGAACCAGTAGTCTTTAGTGTACGAGACATAGTAATCCGACTTTTTCATTACAGGAATAAGCGGAAATATCTCGGCTGCCCTAAAGTTTTGCTGGCTCTGGATGTAGGCGATGCTGAACATCGTGTTTGGAACGTTAACGTGTACATCGAACACAGTGGGCTGAGACTTCTTGAGTTGAACCTCATTTGGCATTGTCCATGCCTCATAAGGACTCTCAATATAGCCCGCCTTCGTGAGTCGCTGTGCGGCTCCATAGAGACCTAGGTTAGGTGTTGGCGAGGCAAAGTTTCTGAAATTTGTTGCCATTTTCTTTTTTCCTCAGTTGTACTCGACGTACAGTGTTATTGAGCCTGTATCCGAGCCGCCAAACGGCGTCGTGCCCTGCGTCACGTAAACGCTTATCTTGTTGGTCGGTGTAAACGAGCCTGCGGTTATAGTGCCTGCATCGGACGTCATTACAGTACCGAAAGATTCAACGTGGGCTTTCGTTAGTTGCGTTACTGGTATTGAAAGCGTACCTATTGAAGTCGTGCCTGCTGAGCCTAGTAGGATTGTAAGCGCTGCAGATGCGCTCGTGGATGCCGAACAAACTGACGTTGCGACTGCGTATATATCAGAAACCGAGCCGGTAAATCCGAGTGGCATTGCCTGATAAACGTAGCCGGTTGTAGCTAGTTTCGCGATAGGTATCTGGTACGGGAGCTGTCCTGCTCGTACCGTTGCGGACGCATTCGTGCGCGCCATCATAGCGACTTCGTGAATCTCGCCGGTTCCACCAGAAACGTCTACCATAAACGCAACGATAACGTCAGAGCCTACAGTACCAGTACCGAGTCGCCCTGCCGTGTCGCCAAGCTTGAGGCCGTCGCCATGTGCGGGCGTGCTGAGCATAACTGCTTTGCTGTGTCCGAGTTCTCGCACAACGGCTATATCGCCAACTGGTGGATCGTTTTGTAGTATTCCCCACACTCGGTTAGCTGGAACCGTCGCTGTGCTAGAAGGACCAACGCTGTTTCGCTGAGACGTTGACGCAAGATACATCAGACCGTCGTTGCCCATTGCAACAGCACGGAATTGATATCCTGTTAAACTTTCGCCCGCGACATATGACATGTCGAGGACGGGTACATCTCCTGCCATGTTACTGCCTCCCCGCTGTTAGGTTGCGCTGAAGGACTTGGTTGTATCCTTCTGGGTCTGCGTGTACGATGTCAGTATACGCCTGTTCATACGTGACGCCGCTCTTTTGTACTCTCTCCTGTGCCAGTGCGTCCCACCTTGTAAGCGGATCTGAGGCATCGGCTTCGAGCGCGCTACCGTACTCGGCAAAAAGATCACCTTTCCGTAGCATCTCCTCGTGAGCGTCGAGCAGGTGAATGAAGCTCTGGAATCCCTTTTCACTGAGGTTGTCAGCGGCTTCCTTCATAAGAGCAACAAAGTCTGCGCCCTTGGCGATGCGCGTATATTGCGCCGCCTTCTGGACAAAGACTCGCTCCCTGTCTGCCTCTTCCATCTTCCTGATACGCTCTTCAAGGGCAAACTTCTCGCGCCATAGCGGTCGGACTGCCTTTTGAACGTCCTCGGGGAGAAGGTCGAGATCTTCCTCTTTCTCAATTTTCTCGAGGGCTTTTTCTATACTTTTCTTCATTTTTCTAGCCTTGGACTTCTTAGCGCCGTCACCGTCTTCTTCCTCATCGTCATCTCCATCCTCGCCGTCATCTCCATCATCTCCGTCTCCGTCAGAAGGTTTTCCCTTCCCTTTCTTGAAACCGGAGAGCGCAGCGACTCTTTCAAAAACGTCGTCTGGAAGAACTTCAGCGACACTCTTTGTGAGCTTCATGATGCCCGTTAGGGCCTCAGTCGCTTCAGGTGGCAGCCCTTTGAATTCCTTTTCAATAACTTCACCGTCGGGCGTATCCTGTTTGAGTACGTCGATGGCGAAGGCTGCTTCTTGTTCTTGATCCATAAAATTAGATCCTGATGTGCGCTTACCAGCTGACTTAACCAAGTGAAGCTTTTTCTGGTTTGCACCCCGCGTAACGAGATGCACGCTCTCTACTTTAGTATCGGTCAGCTCAGTGTCTTTTTCTAGATGTATCTGTAGATTAGCAAGGCTAGGTGCGTCATTTGTATCGACTTTATCGTTCACTCGCGCCTTGGTTCTCTTCAGTTATTACGCTTAACGCGCACACCTGTTCCGTCGATGCTATATGCGCCGAACTCACCGCTCTGCGCACGCTTCCAAAGAGCATCGTTTATTGCGGTAAACAGCACCCAGGAGCCTTTTATTATATGTTCGCCATCGACGACCATATCAACGGGCGCGATGAAGCTCTCCACAGGCGTCGCCTCGGACTGACTCACCAGTTTTTCGTGGTGGGTTCCAATCCTGCTGCTGTTGGCGAGGTATTCGTGCGCAACCTTCCGCAATTCATCGGGACGTATAAAGTCCCCTTGCGTGTCGGTCTTGCAGACATCGCCAGAGTTGCAGGGTTCGTAAACAACACCCCACACGAGATGGTCTGTCCCTTTCAACAGGCGGGCCGTGTAGTGCCAGGCCGCTGCTTGTTTTTCTATCGTTTCAAAATTCTTTTTTGAGTATTTAAGTATTGCTTGTACCTTTACAGGTGCTTGTACCTTTACAGGACGCCTTGCTAGTTTTTTCGGTATCTAGCTTCAAGAGCCTTTGACACCTGTAACCTTTTCCTTTGAAGCTCATCCTTTGTCCTCGGCGTGTATAATGAATTAGGATGAGGCATCGTAAATTCAACGTCCCTTTCCAGTGCTTTCTTGACCGTGTGGCCCAGCGCGATTATCGGGATTTTGCGCTTAGACTTTGATCCGGCTTCTACTTTTGCCAGCTCATCCCTAAACCAGGGTTGCCACGATTCAATCTCATCAACTGTAGGTTCTCTGACTTTTCCGCTCTCGTCTTTGAGCAGTTGCGGCACGAGGTAAGTTATAACCACATTATCTCGCGTCAGTCCTAAAGGCGTTAGGTATTCGTCGTTGAATATCTTGCCAGTAGATCCTACTAACGCCGATTTCCTGATTGACTCTACTTCTCCAGGTGAAGCTGCTACGAAGGTAAGAATGGGCCGCTTTCCGATGAAGGTTGGCACGTCAGATTTCTTAACGCTCTTCTTAGCCTTCTCCTTCAATTTCATGCAGTTGGTTTTCACCTTTTCACAATCCGCATCTGCCTCTTCAGCGGTTTCCTTCGCTATATTATCCGGTGCATCCTCGCCGATGTCCTTATAATACGACCGAAGCGTTGCTTTCATTGAATCCAACTCTGACGCTGGGATTCCACTAGATTGGTTGATCCTGCCGGCTGCAGCTGCGAGTCCTACCCTGCTTATCTGGAACTTGCCGTTGATTATGTCAGCTACTGGAAACTTGTAGCCGCCTGCGTTGTCTGCGTTGTCTGGGTCGTGATATAGGAATCCTTTACCGTACTTCTGCCAGTCTACGTTTTCCTTATCTGGACCGCCTGCCCATGCTAAAAGCCTCTTTTGTGCAGCTCCAGCATCCCATGAGCCCGTAGAGGCTACAGGTGCGTCCTGCTTCCCATGTGCTGTCTTTTCCATTTTCTTGTTATCTCTACATTTTTGCGTGTCTTGTTCCTCGCACGCTCCGTCAGCTTTACCATCATCGTCGTCGTCTTCATCTACTCCAGATGGGAGTGGCTGTTTGTTAACCTCTGCGCTCACTTCTGCTTGTGTATCCTGTGCCTGGTGCGCTTCTGTGGCTGCCTGCGTGTCGGCAGATTGTGACTGCGCCTGCGCCGCTCGTGCCTTAGCGCTTGCCTTTCCACCAGCACGCGGCAGGGCCTTTCTGTGTAGATCATTCATTACGTGCGGAGGAACATACTGCCGCACTGCGTCAAGTAGTTCACTTATGTATTCCGGTGAATACTCCTTTTGTTTCGCTTCCTTTTCTAAATCATCCATCGTAGCATTATTCCTCTTGTTTAATCTAAATTTTAGGTTTTAAGTATCAAACATAAAATGGCCTGAACGTTACCGTAAATTCTGTTATTCCTTCCTCATCAACCCCCATAGTTATAAAATGATAACCAGTATGATTGGCCAACCGCTTGCTTCGCATCCATCTGGATTGTGTCGATAGCGCCCCGCCGCTTACAGCATGGATATGGCGTTCAAAGAAATACCCCTGTTTGTGGCTATGTCCCATAAGCAAGACATGCGGTTTTTCTCCTCCGGTGAAGGATTCGATGAGTTTCTGAACCCGATATGATGTAGCATAACTTGATCCGTCCTCCCCGTGAAAAACACGTATCAATACCCCACTAATTTCTATATCGCCTTCATCACGCCCGATATACTCCATATTTGGGACAGACTCACATACATCTTCTACGATGTTCGCGCCCATTGCTTCATACCACCTGTCATGATTGCCAGAGATCAGATACGTATGAAACGGTATTTTTGATAGTTGTTCTTCAGCGTACGCTTTCTGTGCTGCGTACCCAATATCTCTTAATTCATAAATTAAATTATATTTTCTTGGGTCCATCCCATGTGTAAGGTCCCCGCCAAATATGCAAAACTGAGCCTTTCGTTTTTTGCATGTTTGTATAAAATCATCCAAGAACTCCTCGTGATAATAGATGCTTGACATATGGGCGTCAGTAAAGTACCCAAAGCGTATTTCCTCTCCTGAATGGCCTATCTTTACTTTTGGGGGCGTTACAGAGAATGAGCCAAGACCTTTACCCTTGCTTATTGCCGCTAGTTCTTCAGCGGTGTATTTGCCGTGGATTCCTTCTAGGTAACGGACCCCCCGTTTTCTTTGCCTAAAGCTCCGCGTCCATTCGTTTTTGTACTCACGCTCTTTTTCTCGGTTCTCTACACGATACAATCTACATGCTTCTCGGCACGCATCGCACGTTTTAAACCCACCTGACTCGATCGGTTTATTGCAGCGGGAGCAATGTTCTGTCATGTTTACGTATAGAATTTAGAGTTCAGAAGAATTCTTTTAACCAATCATTCAGAGTTTCTTCATCGTCTAGGTGTATCCACTCCAGCGTTAGTGCAAAGATAAGGTCATCGTAACCCTTTTCTTCCAACCAGGGATGTCTTTGTTTTGCAGCGTCTAATGCCTGGACTGTCTCTTTTGATAGTTTGACGTTCATGTTTATCTTAACCTAGCTTAATTGTAATAAATCATCATCGTCCTTTTTTAACCGGCTTATTCCATCCGACACCCTACATACCCATCTGGTTTTTCTCCCCACCAACGACGCCACTGTTCGCCATGCTCCCTTAATTGATTAAATATCTCATCTTCTGTGAGGGCGTTATACTTACGTCGGACTTCTTCCACTCCTGGTAGTTTTGATGCTTTCATTATAAAATCTAACGCGAAGTCTCGTTCTTCCGTCGTTGGATCTTTAAAGCAAATGATAAAGTTGCCAGTATTCATTAACTTTATCTGACCATCCCCATCAGAAGGAAGTTTCTTTTGTTCAGATATTACAGTAATTGACATTATCTTCCCTTCTTAATCGGCCTCTGCGGTTTCTTTGATGCAGCCACTCTGAAGAAATCAGCCTCGCTCATTGGCTGGCCGCCTACAGTAAACCCCTCGCCCTCTGCTATCGCTCCAAGCTTCGGAAGTATCGGGAGTGGTTTATCGTGGAGCATGCTCGCTGGGTTTGATGAAGTCATTGCCTGCCTGCGCTGGTTTAAGCGGCTTAGGTTCTTAATCAACTCATCATCAGGCTCTTGCCTTTCTGGTCTGGGAATGTCAACCAACATCGCTTTTCGTATATCGTTGTTACGTTCCATCTCCTCGTCGTGGAGCGTTAACAGATAATCAAGCGCCGTATCGTCGTTTATTGGCATCTTTGAGTAGACTGCTTTCTCGGCAGCCGTTACGCCTGGCCGGTTAAGCAAAGAAGAACGCATGCCTTCTAGCATCGTGTGCCAGTGGACGAGTAAATCTCCAGTTATTTTTAATGTGATCGGTTTGAACGTGCGACGTTTTGCCGCCTTCTCCATCTTCTTAGTAGCTTCCTCAATAATCTTTAGGTCTGCCTCCTCTTTGAGTGCAGCAAAAGCATCTATTGGCGGTGGTGGTTCTTTCACCATACGCTGAAGAAAGTCGCCTACTAAAGACTTCTCACTCACTTCTGGTTCTGGTTCAATCCCTTGCACTACGTCAATGACTATCTCTTCTTTAGGTTCAGGTTTAACTTCGGGTTTAACTTCAGGCTTAGGTTTCGTTGCTTTCTTTTTTGGCATTAGTTCCTCCTAGGTTAAAAGTGGAATACAAAGTGCGCTATGAGTATCCAGAGTATCGGATACACGAAGATCATGAACAGCGCAAATAGCGTATTTCTGGTTTGGTTCTCTGGTTGTTCTGGTAACCCTTTTTTTCTCTCTCCAAGTAGCATTTCAAATCCTTCCTTCTCTGAATCAGTGAGCGGTCGCGTTGCGTCTCCGTCCTTTATGACTGATATATCTATCAGGTCTTTTGTGTTTACTAGGACCCTATGAAGTGACTCAAGGTTGATAGTTTCTCCAAATTCGTTTTTCATCTTAACTTCAGCTCCCGAAACGGGCAGTTATTTACATGCATCTTTAAATCCCGTTTCAGCTCCTTTACTTCGTTTTCAAGTTTTAAGAGCACCTGTTGCATCTCCATTTCGGTAAGAAGGTTAGCTGCTTTATTAGTGGGCATTTTTCTTTTTCTTCTTTTTCTTAGGTTGTGTTTGTTCTAAGCCCTGGACATATGCAATACTAAAATCCTCATTGGGCCGGTTTACGTGGACATCTAAAACCGTCGGCTGGCTCTTTTTAGCTGGCAGCGGTTTGCCCCATGTATCTGTTTGTCCACGATACGGCGTCTCCTCGTTTATCGGCTGAGATCGTTCTCGAGCTGCAGCTGCAGTCTGCCCAGGCAGCAACGAATCTACCGGCGTGGCCAATGGGCTTTCCGGTTCCGGTTCCTTTGGCAAGTGTATCAGATCCCATAGGGCGTTTCTAAACGTCACGTCATCTGGGATTGGCACTCCGCCCCGGGCGACGTTGCTTAGGAATGTACCCACGTCATTGATCTCTGCGCTTGCTACGTCGCCATGCACAAGTTTAGGCAATGATTCGGGGTTTATATCAGGATTGAGTTGCGCGAGTCGTGGAACAGCGTATGAGTTGAATACCTGGCAAATTGAATCCAATATCGCGCTTATTGAAATTGAAAAGAGATTATTTCTTGTTTCAGCAAGGGCGTATGATCCTGTCGTATCCTGGCCAAGCATAAGAAAATCAGCAAGGACAGTCATTGCTATCCATTTGCTAAACATCTGGATTATGCCAACAATGTCAAACTGTCTTTGTGACTGCGGACCTGCTAGTTCTAAACTATACATTGGGCCGCCGCCTACATCAGAAGGATAATTGTTTGATGGTAGAAGTATGCCTTCGTCTTGGTTTCGCTTGAGATTGCGAACTATCCGTTTTAACATCTCTGCCATTGCTGATGAACGTGCATCGACTCCGGTTAGTACCTCACCAGGAGCACGCAAGACAGGAACGCCTGCCATATCACGTTCTAGTCCTGTCATCATAATCTCTTCAGCCAGCTTTTTGAACATATATGTTCTATATGCCCCACGCAAAAGACTCACACCTTCTGGGTTGCCCTTTCGAGGTTTAACTCGGAACAATAACAGTTTCTCTATCGGTATTTCAGTAATCCTAAAGTGAGGTGGAGCAAGTTGTCTGAATCCTCGTATGCCGCCGTTAACGTCAAAGTCCCAGTTTAATAGTGTTTCCTGGGCCCTAGTAGCAAACTTCCTCCAGCCTATTCTCCCATCATCAAAGTTGCTATTTAATGTCGGATCTTCTGGATGTGGCCCCTCTCGTTTCTTATAGACTATTTCTGAGATATGATAACCGAAGATAAACATGCTAAGAACCTCAGAAAGCAGATCATTTGGATTAACACTCATATCCTCCCAGCATTGTTGGTAAAATTCCAATGCTTTTAAGTCCTCAGGAGTAGAACCGTCAGTTTCCCACCAGAGGTTTACTGATCTGCATGACATCTCGACCGCATAAAAGATTGATGATATGACGGCATCCATCATGTACATCTCTTTGTACATACGGACGCCGCGAGTGTATTGAAGTTCAGTCAGCCACTCCTCATACACGTAGGGAGGAATGTACATTAAGCCGGTCGTGCCGTACTCTGCGAAGTAGTTGAGGTTAACCGGAGCACCAGGTGACGAGGGGCCTATTCCCATGAGGTCGCCTGAGCCGAGCGTGGGCAAGCCCTGGGCAGTGAACGGCATCTCTTGTAAATCAATAAGTTTCTTTATGGTTGCCTGTTCAGACTTGGACAGCTTTTCAAACGCTGCGCTTTCTGATTCAGTAAATGATGTTATTCCGTTCGGGGGACTTTCGGGAAATGAGGTTATCCCGTTCGGTTCCGTATTATTTTTCTTTATATTTTTTCGAGCCATCTTTGCGTTGTTACCTTTAACCTTTACGTTTAATTTTGATTATCCCGGAAGTATCGTACCCATACCTTCACCTACAATAACTGGCATAAAACCGCTTTCCCCTTTTTTCTGAGCGTACCAGCACGCCAGCGAAACAGCGAACACTAAATCATCATGCTCTCCCTCGCGCCATGCTTCGTATGAGTCATGTCCAGTTGCGATGTTTACCTTGACGTGAAAGTTCTGCAGTTCTTTCATGAGCGTTTCACGAAACGGCGTCCCCTTTGCTATTTTCAATCGCTTTTTACCCAGCAGTACTTTTGGCACTGAGACCAGATCCCGTTTAGGAACGCTCCAATAGCCTTTTTCAAACGACGTGTGTTGGCCGCCGGTTACGGTTACTGGTATAGGTTGTAGGCCTTTTAGTTTGAAACTGTCAATTATAGCTCTACCTACGCCGGTTGCATCAACGACAAGAAAAAGCGGAACGTTTTGTTGTTTGAACTGCTGAACCATTTTATATATATATTCTTCAACGTTAGTATAGCTGGTTTCAAGTGGCAGACGCTCACAGTGGCGGAGGTTATATTCTAAGTTTAACCGGCTTTCCATTGAGCTTGAGCCACTAAACATCTCGTTTTCTGATACGCTAACACTAACCGGATTGCGTTCTATTATAGCAAGTGCTGTATAATCCCTTGCTTGTCCGATATCTAGGCCCATAAAATAAGTATTACTTGTCATTCTTTAGTTCTTTAGTCAAATGAATTCTTATACCTGGCTTTTCTCTCAAGCCGCTCGAGCTGCGAAGTCATCTGCCTGCCCTGTGCCTTGCAGTCATAGCACCACCTACCTTTCAAAGAGCACCAACTCCCGCAGCTTGGTTTTTGTTCCACTTTTCATGTCCACTTTTACATTAAAAAAAATTCATCTTCGCCTTCTTGCCTTTCTCTCAGCCTCAAATTTATCCCTAGCTTTAGCCCACTGTTCTTGCGACAGAGTATCTACCGGAGCATTTGATGGTAAAACTATACCTTCATCTTGCCTCTCGGCCCTCGGTGCTGGCGGTTCTGCGGTTGCGTCCCACGTTTCAGACCCATTAATCGTAAATGATGCAGTATCATCAAGTGGATACACTACTTTTTGCTTGCCCTTAAGCACTACCCGCACTTCATACGTGTACGAATCTGGGATAAGCGTGGCCGCATCTGCCTGCGTTATGTTAATGAAAATCGCGCATGGCGTTATCACCGTGGTCGCAAGTGGGTTCACATCTAAAGTGATATCCTCTGCTAATAGAGGTGGGTCTCCGGTGTCTTTCGTAAGTAGTGGTACTGGCGTTGTTCCCGTTGTGAAAACAGTGAATATAACCCGCGCTGTTCCGTCTGATGTTCCGGCAGTAGCGGATGAATACGTTTTCCCCCCGTTGGTCAGGTCGATGGGGGTATTGTGGTGTCTGCTGGTAACTACAACGCAATGGGTATAACTTTCCCCTACCCGAAACTCAAAATCGTCTGTCATTCAATATATCCCCCACACGATTGAATCTATATATGTAGTAGCGTCTGTGCTTGCTGATTCCGAAGGTTCGATGATAAAGTCCCCCGTGAGGACTACCTCTTGTGTTCCATCGCCAAAATAAATCCGTAACTCATAGGAGTAAGTTCTCTGTTCTGTATTGGAGCCAATTCCAAACGCAGGAGACGTATCGTCAACGTTAAAGGTAATCAAAAACTGTGGCAGTGCTATCTGCGTGACTGTCGTGGTATCTACCAACGGGTACGCGTTTACCAAATCGGTGCTCATCGTCATAGATGTCCCACTTTCAATGGTGGTTATTACTAGGGATTCGCCGATGTTTGATACCGTGTCGAGAATGTACACCGTGCCGCCGAGAACAAAACCAGACGTGCTATCAACTATAATATCGGGTTGCTTTGAATCCGCCGATCCCGTGAGGGTAGTATTAACGCCGCCTCCGCTTCCAGTTTCGTTGATTATATCGATTGAGCCGTCTGTTTGGCGTTTCCGCAGGACGATTTTACCCTCGGAACCCGCTACCCACTCAATTTCCAAAACGGACGTTAAATCCACAGGTGCTGGCGGGACTTCAGTGTTCAAAAGCGTTACCGCGTCTGTCAACGTAGTTCCAGCGGTTATTGTGATGTCTGTCAACTACTTTTCCTCCTTGTTTTCAATATTTTTCTCTAACAGCAGTGAGCATGTCAGTATTTCTTGATATCCCTCTTAGCGGTGCTATTTCGAGTTGCCCACATATTGCCTTAATCACTTTGATATTCTTGCGGTGCGGTATGAATATCGTACGAGTCGCGGTCGTTGCCGTGGGTACTCTGAGTAGGGTGGTGGCAATCACCGCTTGAGACATCGCGCTTACGGCAGTTGTGGCAGTAGGTGTGACAAGCGCCGGGCTTATGTCCAGTGCAGCGGCATGTGTGGTGGCAGTGGCTGTTGGCGCGGTAAGCGTAATGCTCGAAATCCCTGAAATTATAGGAGCATTAGTCT